GTCATTCACCTTGGCCTGCTCTTTAGCGGCTGTGAACCCACGAGTAATATCCTCGGTCTCCGCACCGTGTCGAGCGGTGGAGAGCTCATTCTGCCAGTCTACTCTAGCGTTGTCTATCTCATCTGCTATGCCGGACGCTACGTTCCGCTTGTTAAGACGTTTAGTATAGGAGAAGGGGTTCCAGTCGGCAGCGAACTCTGCCGTCTTACGGAAGGGGGCTGACCGTAGGACTGCTCCAGCAGCAGGGATAGCAGCACCGAACAAGCCTCCCCAACCAGCATTCTCCGCACGTTCGCCCTCCTCAGTTACGGGGGCGAGGGCAGCAGTTCCAGCCCCCTGAGCAGCGCCGTATCCCATCTTGGCCAGAGTAGCAAGAGCCTTGGCCGTGAAGCCTGCTCCCGCAGCGGCACCCTTGGGACCAGCAGCCATCAGGGGGGCTGTACCGATAACGCTACCTAGGACATTCCCCGCAGCACCCGCGAAGGTTTTGTCAGCACCGTACTTCTTGTACTCCTCTGACTGAAGTCGGGCCTTTTCCTTGGCATCGCCTACGTCCACGCCCATAGAAGACAGGGCATCTATGCCAGCCTGCTTCGTGCCGTGAAGCAGCTTGACAAGACCAGCGGCGGTCCCCATGTCGAACTGCTCCATACCGCTCATTTCATTGTCGGCAAAGTTTGGGTCGAGCTCAACCCCATGCTGGATGACATGACCAAACTCGTCGCGGGGTACAGGGGGAGCTGAAGTTACCTCACTCAGCTTACGACGCTTGGGAGCACCCCCTTGGACTTCAGATAGCTTCAAGGAACCTCCTCTACGTCAGGATCGTTAGGGTCACCCCCTATGATTCTGTACTTCTTGCCGCCAGCGTTGATGATGGTGCCGATGCCTCCGCCCTGAGGAGCCTCCGCGCCAGCGGGGGGAGCAGTCTCATCGCCGTACTGTCCAGCGTAGAACTTGCGCTGGACTTCTTTCATCAGACTTATGACCTCACGAGCACCGGCCTCGCTGTTGTAGGCATTCGGCATTTTAGACAGAATGAGTCGAATGTCTGCGTCAGACGCAGGAGCAAGTTGAGCAATGGACTGCAACGCCGTCTCAATGCCAAGAGTCCGCATAGCTGTGTTGGCGGGGGACTCTACAGTCGTGCCAGCCGCCTGCATAATCTTCGGTATAAGTTCTCCAGGGTTCTCCTGTCCGTACTCCTGCCCTATCTTGGCAGCTTTCTGGAATGGGCTGAACATCTCCGCGCCATGCTCTTCTATCAACGAGTTCAGTTGGTCGGCCACCGTACCGAGCTTGTCGGCCTCACGTTTGGGATCATAGCGGCCTCCCTTGCCTCCGGCCCCTGTTCCAGACTTGCCGAAGCGGAGCTCCCACGCCGGACGGTCATTCTGGTACAGCCACTTCTCGAAGTCAGAGGAGTTAGAAGCAGGGGGAGCATGGTACTCCAGACTTGCATCCAAGCGGGCTTTCTTCTCGTAGTCAGCGAAGGCATTGGTTCTGGTAGTATCAAGGTCTTTGATGGCTTGGTCGGCCTCTTCTGGGGTGATCTCCCCCCTGACCTGCGCGAGCCTAATTCCCTGAGGCGTGAGCATGGCTTGGGACACGGCACCGAATGCCGCCTTGTCGGGCAGCAGGCGCTCCAAAGCCTTGGACTGCAGAGCAGGCATATCTAGTTCTTCACCAGTTGACAGCAGTTCTGCGGGGGCCTCTTTGCCTGTAAGAGCAGTGAGCGCAGCCATGCGAGCAGCCCGTTGCTCTTCTTCAGCAGCGTCGGCTTGTTTGCCAGCACGACCGGACAGGAAGCCACTGGCAAGCTGACCAAGTGCTCCGGCCCAATTCGCCTGTACAGAGCCAGGATAAGTCCCGTTCGCGGCAGTAGTGATGGTCGGGCCACCAGTCTCTATTCCAGCGTAGGCTTTCTGACGACCGCGTAGAGCCTCTGCCAGCTTTTTCTTCTTGCCGTAGTCACTGACAAATTCCATCGCCATTAGCCACCCCACTTCCAGAATTTCAGAGCCTGCCCGAGCTTCTCAATCTTCTTCTCGTTAGAGTCAGAAATAGCCCTGCGATACCACTTCATCTGATTGTTCGCACCAATGTTGAGTTTGTTCCCGCCCTTAATGAGCGCAGCCATCGCAGCGGCGGCAGCGGCATATCCACCGACACCCATCCCCCCTGCACCGGAGCCGGTGCCTGTCATAGAGCCTGCGCGACCGGCGGACGTAAGCCCTCCACCACCGACTTGTCCACCCATACCCGTGAAGGCATTTGCTCTACCAGCACTAGAGAGGTCCCCGCCACCGACCTGACCACCGCCGAACTTAGTCGCGCCGTACTTGCCGAGGCCCTTGGCCAGAGCACTGGTCCCCTCAGAGGGTTGGCTGGAGGGGGCTGGCTGTCCGTAGTTGTAAATCTCGTTCGCTACGCCCACAGTCCCGCCGCCATCAGGGTACAGAGCTTGCTCATTCTGCCTCAAATAGTGCGCGTATCTGGGGTCCATTATCGACCTTTAAACCTCATGTCTGATCCAGGAACGGAGGTCCCGCCACTGGGAGCTCGGCCATGGAGTGTGTCATTCATATACGCTCCCATACCCTTGTCGTTTACGTATCCTGGACCGTAGCTGACTTTCATACCATTCTGCCCTTGGACTATCGTCCGGTTGGCGTTGGTCTCAGCGATCTGCGCTGCCCTGCGGCGAGCAAAGGCCTCCTTGTCTCCAGGCTTAACCTCTATGTCCATCCACGCTGGCCGCTGGTACGACGGGGGTGGAGTAGCCATGCCCTGAGCGTTGCCCTGTAGAGGCTTGGCATAGGGGTGAATCGTGTTGTACACATCAGCCCGCACCTGTGAGGTAGGTCTAACACTGTTCTCCACAGCCTGCGCTCTCTTGGCCATAGCGGTCTGCGGCACAGCGCTCCTTGCAGCAGGAGCGCCCACAGAGGGGGCCTGCTGAGGGGGAGCCTGAGGAGCAGGGGTCTGAGCCACTGGAGGAGTATACGTCCCGCCCCCTGCGGCCTCGTTGTACGATGATGACCCGCCAGCGAACATATTCGGTGCGCTAGGTGCGAACTGATTATTGTTGAAATTGGGGTCTCCACCTGACGAAGCGCCTGGATTTGTATAGCTAGGAGACTGAGCCTGACTACTGGCCCCCTTGAATCCGCCACCGCCTCCCATTCCACCGAAGCCGGAGTATGAGGGGGACTGTGCTTGTCTTCCACCTTTCTTAGCCATCACTTATTCCCCAGATACGCGCCGCCAAGTTGTCCGGCTAAGTTCATCGCTCCACCTTTACCCGCTTGACCAGCATTGGCTCTGCCCATGTTGGCCTCAAAGGTAGACTGAGCAGCATTGCTCATGCTGGCTGGATTGTAGCCGGTCGCACCGCTAAATCCTGGGAACTGACCTCCAGGCTGATTGTTCATCATTGTACCGAAGGCGGTCGCGCGCTCCATTGGCAGACTGTAGTTCTGCAGAGCCTGAGCATACTGCTGAGACTGCCGTTGCTGAGCCTGCGTGTTCCGAGCCATCTGCTGGTTCTCGCGGGCGATGGCATTCTCTACAGCCTGTTGCTGCTGATTCTTGTTGATGCCATAAGTCCCAGCGGCTTGGTCGTACCGCTGACCCTGACCCTTTAGGTTTGCGTCGTAGCCGCTGAGTAGCTGGTTGAACCGCTGATTCTGACCACCGAGGTTCGTGTTGTAGATGTCGGCGGCAGCGCCGTATCCAGCCTGAGTAGCGTCCAGTCCAGCCTTGGTAGTGACATCGCCGTGGGCTGTCATCAGGTTCTTCATGGCACGGTCGTAGGCCTCAGTTCCAGGCTGTAGACCTTGCAGGCGAAGCTGCGTGTCAATGGCCGCAGACTCACGTTGCTGCTCTGGGCGAGCGCGGCTCATTATGGACTCATAGTAGTCAGACGCTACCTTGTCCCCCTGCGACCGGTCGAAGTTACCGATGCTTCCAGCATTGTTGGTGAAGGTGCCGATGTTCCCAGCATTGGGAGCAAAGGAGCCGGTGTTGAATCGCTGCATGTTGGCGTCAAGCGCAGCACCGCTCGTTTGCTGATAGGGGGCATCTCCAGGAGCGTTGAAGCCCCCCTGATTCCGCAGGGCAGCAACAGAGTCGTTGAAGCCAGACTGCACCCCAAGATTGGAGTTACGCAGAGTGTCGTTGAGGCTGGTCTTCTGGGTCCACGCTCCAGTGGTAGGGTCCTGGGACCAGTCAATGCGGTTGCCATAGGCGTCAATCTGAGTGGGGCGGTTCGCCGCAGTCAGTTCCTGTGCAGTTTGGCGCTGAGACGCAGCGTCCTGCTTGGCCAGACTTGCGTAGTCAGGGGCCTTGGGTGTCTTTGATTTCTTGCTTCCCATTACGCGGCCCTCGCAACTATCTGATTAACCTTAGCCCACGAGGGGGAATTCAGTACCCTACACTGCTCGTAAGTCATAGTGTAGAGTATCATGTCCCCTTCCTCTGAGTAATCACGTACCCTAGCCTCTTCTACGAACCCGAAATGCTCGTCCAGCCGACACGCTTTCGCGTTGCTGGAAGCGACCTGCCCAACGATCTTGCCAATGCACAGCCGATTGAAGGGGTAGTCAAATATGGCGGAGTACCACTCCCTTGAAGGACGAGCACCATCCTCCATCCAGATATGGGCAGAAATGGATACTCCATTGTAACCGTCGTAGACCACCCCCGCGATGGCCTTGCCGTTCTCAACACAAGTGATGCACTGAGCATAGGAGGTCGGCATGTAGATCAAGTTCCGGCACAGGACAGGGAGGTACAGAGTGGTACAGTCAATGCACTTCACACCACACCCCCCTCTTCAAACACGAACTCCACGGCCACTAGGGACGTTGGCTCGTTGACCGTGACCTTCAGAAGTAGAGCAGCGCAGAAGCCCAAGGCACTGACCCCAACCCACGGACGGAAGGTGGTCAGCGCTGAAGACCAAAACGCCTGATCCCAGATAGCGTCGTCCCACAGAGGCTCAACTTGTGGCTCAGCAGGGGGTGCAGGATTACCCGCCAGAGCAGAGTTATCGAAGTCCGTGTTCAGGGTCAGTCGGTAATTCGGTGGCTGCAGAGCCTGGAACAGCGGACGTATGAGCTTCCAGTGCTTGAGGGTCGTTGGGGACTCCATATAGCTGTAGGCGCTGAACAGACTACAGGTTATTGGATCGCCACCCGTACCGTCAATCTTCATGTCGTCAAGGTATATGTCGTTACCAAACTTCATTACCCGACCGTCTACAGTGCCGAAGTAGTAGTCGCCTAACGCTAGAGCGCCGCAGTTCGCTGGGAGGTCAAAGCGTGTCCAAGCCCCAGTGAGTATGTTCATAACAAACTGGACAGGGGGCTCATTGCCGTTGGGCGGCACGAGTATCATGGCTGCTTGCAGAGTTGGAAGGTTTATGACTTCCCAGTTAAGCTGATATCGCCTCGAAAGGATGAGCCTGTTCAGAGTCCTGCTGATACGCTTAGACAGCGCCTGCTCGTTGGGGGCCTCACTCATAATGCCCATGAACACCTTGGTCAAGGGTATGAGTCCGTTGGTGGTGACCATCAGAACGTCACCCCCTATACGAGACGCCCCGCGCTCCCCGACCGGAGGGGCAGCGTAGAACACAGCGTCCAGAGTCCATGTCTCTGCATTGTCTGGGTCTGTGCCGTTGTAGACGGCTACCTCTCCAGCGGTGGACACGAAGACTAGCTGGTTTTGCAGACCATTACCAGCGTCCACACTCCAGTCAATCATGTACAGGAGTTTACCCCCTCGACGGAATACGCTCGTGAGGTAGAACGGCTTGGCCTCGCCACCAGTGGAGTCCACCGGCAGATACCACGCGGTCATGGAGTCCTTCTCCACAAACCACAGACGACGCTTGAACACCATGACATGCGAGAACTTGTCAGGGTCTACGCCCTTAACCTGACCAGGAGTCACAGGTGGGTCTACCTGTGTCATCTCAATCCAGTTGGTGCCGTCGTATATCAGACTAGGGACGCCATTGCCGTTGACAGCCACGAGGTACTGGAAGGACACATTACCGAACGTGACGAATTTGTAGTATCCGTTAGTCGTAGCCTTGGACAATGGGGGTGCGGATGACGAGAGAGTAACGTCGAAGATGCCAATGTCCGTAGCCGCGAACAGGGTGTAGTCCCCACTCATTTGATAAAAGGGCATGATAGTACGGACTGGAGCACCGAGGTTGATAGCCCACTCACGGAAGCCCTCACGGGCGTTCAGAGCAGCATTTCCAGGGAACCAGTTAATGAGCGATATGCAGAACTCTTCTGCCATGTTCGCCAGTGGATCGATGTCGTCCAAGCCCCCTAGCGGAGCGACCACGCTATGGACTTTAGACACCCTCTGTTGGGCAGATTTCAGACCAAATGGCATCAGCTTCCAAACCCACTCTCTGGTATATTGCGCCAACTGAGGTATATATGTGCGTCGTTCCCGCACAGGTCTATGACCCTCGCACCCTGAACTTGAGCCTTATTCGCTGCCAGCAGATAGTTGAACTCGTCTTGCAGCACCGTCGTATCAAAGCCTTTCTGCGCCCACAACTTGACCTTGAGGCCAGCGGTCAGTAGGCGGCTATCGTACAGGGGGACGTCCCCTGTCTTGGTAATGCGATCCTTTAGATCGTTCGGTGGGTCTTGGTCTATGACCCAATTCTTACTGATATAGTAGAGTGCAAACTCTTCGCCAACTCCAGGAACTGGGAATACGGCATACTCGTTGCCAAGTATGCGATAACGGAAGTAGATACCAACGCTAACGATTCCATACTGGCTCCAACTCCACACTTGGGGGCTGTCAGGGCCGCCCATAGGACGACGGTCACTGGTAGCCCACTGAGTTTGGTTGACCTGACGCTTAAAGTCGATAGGTATGGGGAACTTATCAATGATGCCGTCCCCAGCGAAGGTCATTACCTTCTCCAGAAACTGCCAGTCGTGGACACGGATAAGCTCCTCACCAAGAGCATTTAGGAGAGCCAAGGTCTGTGTCCCCAACGTGTCGCCGGTGCTTGAATTCAGCGCAACGGTAGGCAGACCAAGCTCATGGCAGGCGTCGTTGATGATGGTGATAGCATCTGCCATTCTACTCTCCTAAAAACCGACCCTACTGGGAAGCCACCAGAAAGGGCCGTAGGGGACGGCCCCTCAACCTTTCTTACCTTCCGGCGCGGCCTTTTCGTTGACCTGAGCACCTTGCTGAGCTTGGAGGGCCGCTAGTTGCTTACGGAGGTCTTCCATCTCTGCTTGCATGGCCGTGAACGGAGCAGCTTCGGACGCTTTCTGCAACCATGCCTGAGCCTTGCGTCGTAAGTCCAACATTCCAGGGACGTTGCACTCTGTATCACTGATGTCGGCCAAGGCCTCCAAAGTCCGCACCTTGCGGTACATCAGCTCTTCAACTTGTGAGCGGGTAATCCAAGGCACTTCAGTGAGGCGGGTGCCTGTGATTTGCTCGACATCCCCCTCTTTGAACAGGGAATACTCGCGGCGGAACTGTTGGCGCTCACGATCGCTGGCTGGTTTGCGGATGATATTGGTGGAGTTGCCAGCGGCAATCAGCTCAATATACTCCCTGTCCTCGAATACAGGACGCCCCTCCTCAGCACTCTTGGCCTCGTTTTTCTTCGGGACCAAATAGAACCGAGCATAGATGCCCTTGGTTTTCTCTGGGTCCTGAAAGTCTTCTACGTCGTATTCTGCGGCTTCTCGCATAAGAACTACCTCTAGTGATAGGCCCCTCTAGGGGGCCTTTGATTAAGCTACTGCGGCTGATGCAGTAGCGGAAGAGCCATGTGCAGATTGGGTCGCCACCATCGCGAACCCAGAGCGGTTGATAAAGCCCGCTTCGATTGCTGCACCGTCGGCCACTGCGCCGATAGCAGTAACCATTTTGATGGGGAAGCCAGTGAACGCAGGACCAGCGCCAGCATCACGAGAGCCACCGTTACCGAAGCCCAACAGAGGCTGGAGGTTGTACATATTCGGCAGAGACACCATCTCGTTGGCTGGATATCCGTTGCCATTCGCACCAGTACCGGCGACGATAGTGTTACGACCGCCCCCAATGGCGGTGAAACGGCTGTCCGTGGCGGGGGTTACACCGTCAGGGAAGGTCGTACCAGGAGTGTAGTCGTCGTCGAAGCTGGCATCCCGTATAGACAGCGGAATGGTTCGCCCTGGAGCCTGAGGTATGATTGGATTCGCGCCGTAGCCGATACCAGTACTCAACCCACCTGTAGACAGGTTGGTCGGGTCAGGGGTATACGTCGGCGTATAAGAGCCACCGACATAAGAAATCAAGCGAGCATCAAATGGTGAGCCTTTTGGTCCACTGAAGGGGGACATCAAAACGAACTTACCATTTGATGGGTTGCCAGCAGGAGTTGGGCCAAGAGTTTGAACAGCTAGAGGAGCATTGACAGCAGGCATGACAGCCTCCTATGATAGTAAGTGAACGGGGAGGGTAGTCAGACCCAGGAATACAGCTTACCATAGCTAGGCCAGCAATGCAAGCACTATTTACAAGAAAAAGCCGCCCGAAGGCGGCTTATAGGTCCCACTCCTATTATTAGGGGTTGACGTCCAACCGGCCCTGGAACTGTGCTCCAGAGGTAGTCATGTTACCCGCCCATCCAAGGATTTGGACTTCAGCGTCCTGGTTGATCGCATACCGTTTGTTTGGATTCAGGCTCACGAAGTTACGAGCACTGTGGGGACGGTAGTGGATATACTTGCTGTTCAGGAAGAACGCAGTACCCAGAGGGCAGAAGCCACCGATGCCGCCGTCAAGCACAAAGTCGCAATCCATGTACTTGATGGTTGGGAACCCCAGCGATGCACTGGAGGGATCGGTGAAGCGTTGGTTCGCCTGGAGGCTTGCCAGATACGCTTTCCAAACCACACTGTCTGCAATGATCAGGTCGGGGCGGTCAGAGCCACGAACCAAACGGGACCAGAGGTCATTCATGTCCGCTTGCAGAGTAGTGGTGTTGGCAGAGTTCTGTATTTTGGAGCGCCAGAACAGCCAAGTAGCACGATCGATGCCACCGTAGACGCCGGTCGTTGGGTCAAGCGGGATTGCCGCATCCAGACCTACGATTTGCTTACCTCCGAAAGCCAGTCCGTTACTGTACAACCCGCCGCAGACGAGGTTCTGCATGGTGGATTCGGCAACGTCAATGCGGGAAGTCAGCAGATCGATCATCTGCTCGGGGCCTGCGTTCTGCAGCATCTCCAGGCCGGAGATGGTGACAGGGCAAGCTGCCTGCTTGATGTCGTACTGAGCGGCTGAAATAACGTCCTGTGCAGCGACTGGCAACAGATCGTAGCCACTGTAGAAACCCGCGTTTCCGTTCTCTGCGAAGCTCAGCTCTTCGTAGATCAGTCGACCACCAGAGAAGGTGCGACTTCGGCCGCGCTCTTTCAAGCGCATCAGCAGGGCGTTGTTCTTTGTTACGTTGTCCGCAATCTTGCGACTGCGTTTTTCGATGGTTGTAGCGATGATATCGCTTACGTTCGGGAATGCCATAAATCACCTCACTAAGTTGATGTTATCTCGCCACTGTAGGAGGTGAGCTCCGCCCTACGGGGTCAGATGTAGGTGCGAGCGGCTAGGAAGTTACAGCCTACCACACCCGCACCTATATAGCAAGCACTATTTTACACCCTACCTGACACTGATCCTGCGTAGGCTTTACGGACGGTGTCGGCCAGATCGTCGTCCTTATCATCTCCATCGTCTACATCAAGGGCTCCGTTGGGAGTCAGACTCGCGCCCCCTGCGGCTTCCTGACGCTTCTTCAGGTCCTCAGCCTTTTTGTCCGTACCCTGCCTCTGAAGCATCACTTGGCGGACCGTAGGGACAGCCCAACATGACGCATCATAAGCATCTTCCAAGCTGTTCGCAGCGCCCGTTTCAATGAGGACAGCCATGTGATTACGCACATCTTCGAAGAACTCCTTGCCTTGCGCGAAGGCGTGAATGTTCGACATAACCCCCTGAGACTCCTGCTGCTCGCGCCACTGACGCATGGCTTGGAGCTCCTGCGCGATGGCAGGGGGGATATAGTCCTGCTGTGTCTGAGCAGGGGGTAGAACCCTCGACCCAACGGACTCATTGATGACGTCACGCAGCGGGATGCCATACTGGTCTGCGATTTGCAGCAGAGCCTGGAACTTTCCAGGAACATCAGCAGTACGCAGAATGCGCTCGGTATTCATGACCCCATAGATATACTGGTCGGCCTGAATACCATGCTGAGCAGCCTCTTGAATGAAGGGGTCAAGGTTGCGGACGAAGTTCTCTATAGGAACGTACCGCTCTTGTAATTGACGTACCCCCACAGCAGACGCTTCCTCCCTTCGGAGTATCTCTGCTCGAATATCATCAGGGAGCGTAGACCACTTCTCTCTCGAAGCGGGAGACCACCCACGCGGAGCCTTATCCTCCGTAAGTAGTCGCTCCCCTTCCGGTTGCTGACCTTCGGCCGGTATCTTTTCATCAGCAGGCTTTGGAGCCTTTTGCTCTCCCTCCTTTGGAGCCTTTCCATCCTCGGGCTGGAGTCTAGCTGCGGCCTCAGCTTCACTCTCACCCTGCTTGGCGACAAACTTACCCGACTCATCGCGCTCCTTGCCATCATCCTCGCCCTCGTCTTGGGTCGCAGACTCCATGGCTGCAGACACAACGTCGCGTAAGTCATCATCTTTATCCTCGGCTTCTTTAGGCATCTTCATCTACTCCAATTATGGGTTTATATCCGCTGTCCACCCGTTGGTACGACTCGTAGATATCTTTGGCGATATCTTTCTTGTCTGGACCTGCGGTCGGTTTAACATATTCTCCGCGCATGACTGTGGCTTCGTCGTACCCGTCGTGGATGTTGACCACGTTGTTCCTGGCATTGTGATTACGGAGGTCCCTCTCTGTACTGATTATGGACCCGTCTACTGGGGACCTAAATCGGTCAAAATTACCCTTCACAAATCCTTGTGGGGCTTTGAGTATCACCTTCTTCATCCAGGTGCCGCAGTGCAACGGAGTAGCGCCTGCATTTTCTACAGACGCCCTATAGTCCTCCGTAGCACCGCAGATGGTGCATCTGGCACTATACGTCGGCATTACTGACGCAGGTGAGCACCAGACGCCACATCTGGATACTGCACTGGGAGTTTCTCGGGCAATTCCTCTTTAACCTCTTCCTTACTCGCTGGAGGAGGCGGAGGAGTCTTTTCCTGCGGTTTTTGCTGCTCTTCTGGCTTGGTCATCTTTGATATCTCCTTGTCGTTCCATTTGGTCAGCTTTTAATTCCCCTGCAACCTGCTGACCTTGCAGTTTCAGGGCTAACTCTTGTTTCTTGAACTCCAATTCCATCTGCTTCATCTGCATCTCCATCGCCTGCATCTGACGCTTATGCTGCATGTCTAGCTGCTTCATCTGCGCGTCGATCATAGCGACCTGTTTTTTGACCTCAATGTCGGCCGCAGCCTGTTGCTGCTCAAGCTGCATCCGCTGCTGGGATTCCTGCTGCTTGAGGGCAGCCTCGGCCTGCATCTTCTGCATCTCGCCCTGCACTTTCTGCTCTTCAGGGCTAGGCGGCTTCTCTTGGGGCTTCTGAGCTTTGGCCATCAGCGCGGCCATCTGCTGATCCAAGATGCCCTCGATTTCGGACGCCCCCTTAAATCCAGCCACGGTGAATTTGAACATGGCCACGATCAGGGGGGCCATCTCCGGTATTTCTTGGATGGCTGGCAGCGCCGAGGTCATGAACTGGCTGATGTAGCCAGTGAGCTCCATACGCTGACCCTTCTCCAGCGCCCAGTCGGACTGGGTAAGGGAGTCGGCCTCCACATCTACCTTGTACTTGCGAAGCAGGTCGTCGCGCAGCACCTCCACAGCCTGAGGTAGGAGCGCTTGGTCTGCTTCGCTGAAGCTGCCGCAGATAGCCTGTAGCTTCTCGTCAGAGTACAGCTTGCAGATGATCTGAGACATGATAACCAGAATGTCGCGGACAAAGTGCGACACATCTCGCTGGTAGCCGTTCATGCGGACACTTGCAAAACCAGCCTTTATTTCCTGTGCCTTCGCGGTCTCATACTGATTGGTGTCCCCCCTTACGATGTCGGCCATGCCGGACACTTCCTGGAGCGTACCCTTGACGGCCTCATACTGAGCTTGCAGAGCCTGGAACACCGTTACAATCTGCTCGATCGGGTACCAGTCGATCATACCCTTCGCACCACCCCGTTCGGCGAACATCGCCCAGTTGTCTACGGGGATGAGCTTGTTCTCTTGCCCCTCCAGCATCCGGCCAATCTCTGTGCTGGCAGCGTCGTACAGACCGGCCACCTTCACGGCCTGAGCAATAAGACTCATACGGGCGTACAGAGTGTCCAACTCGTTGTACTGGTCCTGCGCGAGGTGGTAGTCAGTTACAGGCAGGAACGCGCTGGTCGTGACATTCGCTATGAGAGGCTTCGGGCAAGGAAAGAAGTCCGGAAGCTTATAGGGATCAGCCATCTCCTTGATCGGATTCTCCGCACCCTTGACAATGTGAAACACTTTCTTGTCTTTCTTACTCCATATTTCGTAAACGCGGAACTTACCAGCAGAGATCTCCTTAGGTGTGATGTCGTTGTCGTCCTTCGCGGCGGAAGCTTGCTCAAATGCCTTCTTACCGTAGACTTTAATGAAGTCTTCCTTCGTAAGATTATGGATGCGGCCGACCCACCCGACCAAGTCCCAGTTCCGTGCCGGTTCATAGATGAATTCCTCCCAATATAGGACGTCAATGAAGATTGTTTCAGGGTTTTCGTACCTTAACCATACCTGTCCAATGCCTGGGACCAAGCGGTCAAGAATCGCGTACTTGGTAGCCTCCTCGAAGGACTTGGCACAGTGAATCTCATAGCTAAGAGCACGCTGGAGTATGAGGGCCGCCACTCTCGCCTCGTCATCCTCGAAATCCCCCTTATGCAGTCGCGAAACGTCCGGCTTCGGAAGCGAGTTAAACAGAGATTCCTTGATAGTATTGACGTTCGCATAGAATAGGTTGACCCTTTTGAGGGCCGTATACTCATCTGACCGGTCATCTTTATACCGACGGTATACGTTCTGCCCATGCGTCATGGCCTTTTCGAAGAATTTCTCGGCTTTGGCGATTTTCTTGTCCCACTTACTCATCTTCATGTACTCCTAATCCTGGCCGCGCTATCGTTGGGGGCAGCATACTAACTTGATCGCGCTCAGCTGGCCCCTTGAGGTATTTTATCAGAGCTTTCATGCGTTTCTGGTCACGGAACATATTCGGGCTGGGGATGTATCGCCCCCTACCACCCTCTTTCTCAGGGTCTACCCAGTGACCGCCTGGAGTAAAGGAGTTAGAGTACTGACTCTCGGCACTAAATGTCGGGTGGTTCGGCTTCTTGAAGGTGTCTGAGCCGTGCATTCCCGGCTTCGGCTGTCTCCCAGCCAAAAACTCTCCCTGTATGTCGTAATCCTCCATATCTCGAAGCGACTTGGCGTACTGCTTCGTAAACACCAGCTTCTCAGATGGGGTCAGGGGGGTGTCGTACTTACCGTAGAGGTTGACAGGCATCAGATCCTCCTCGAGCCTTTGCTGCGAGCTTCACGCTCCGCAAACAGGCGATCCAAATTGTAGACGTTATTCGCCATTTCTTGGGCGGGCTTGTGAGTTCTAATCTGACGGGCTGCTCGCATGGCGGCTGCTGGATTCATAGCTAGGCACAGCATCCTCATGGCATCCGCAGGGTTCGAACACCAGTTGTGGAGAGGAGCCTGTTTGAACATCCGTTTCTTGTCGTCCCACTCGCGCTGGTAGATGCGCAGAGCGTTGAGGCCGACCATGACCTCTGGATTGTGGGTGTTGAACTGCATAGTCGGCAGTGTTTTTCTCACCCCCTGTATGCCGTCTTGGACCGACAGATTCGGTACCAAGACCGTCTTCAGGCCAGCGGAGTGCATTAGCTCGCGGGTGGACTTACCAGTCTGAAAGGACTTGTTCTTCGCATCATGCGGCAGGTACGCTGTTCCATAGGCGTAAGGACGCTCCCAGAGGACGTCCATGACCTCATCAACACTGAGTCCCGAAACTGTGAAAAAGTCAATGACGCGTATAGTTTTTCCATCGACTTGGAAGAACCAGATGGAGGTATCATCGCTAAATCCTATGTCCCAAGCAGTCATCACGGCGCGGCCTGGATCGTAGGGGAAGTGCCCAGACCAGCCCCCCTGAGCCTCCAGCCGCTTGATCATCTTCCCGTAGTAGGCGCCACGGACGGCAGCGTTGAAGTCGCACTCGAACTCCTGTGCGAAGGTGTCTTCGTCCGACCCAGGAAGATGCGCCAGCATCTCCAACTCTTCCGCGTCCAAAATGCCGGATTCGGAGGCCTTGAGCATCTTCCTGAACCAGCGAGGGTCGTTCGCAGCATCATTCCAGAGGTCGAAGAAGTGGTTCGGCCCTGCGGGGGTGCCGATAAAGACACACCACCCTTTGCGATCAGCGAGGGTGGGGGCGATAACCTCCCCGAAGAGCCGAGGACTCATGTTGCCGTACTCGTCCAGAATACAGCCGTCGTTGTATATCCCCCTCAGAGCGTCTGGGTTGTCCGCCCCATAGAGCCGAATCAAAGCTCCGTTCTTGAGCAGGACGCTGAGTTCGGACTCCATGGTTTTGTCGATCAGCGGCCCTGCATAGAATTTGAGGTAGTTCCACGCTACGTCCTTAGCCTGCTTATACAGAGGGGCAATGTAGGAGTATCTGGGCATGACTTGGTGGTTCTGCACCGCCTTGTCGACAAGATCGTTGATGCAGGCGACTGTCTTACCGGCACGTCGGTGCCAAACCAAGATGGAAAACCTGTGCGCCCTGGAGTGGAAATCAAAACTATGCTCCCTCGGCATGTAGGGTGACGTAACAATGTCCCTACCATACGCATATTCCTCTTCTAGGGCGAAGGTGCTCATTTATCATTCCCAAATTTGGTCTTGGCCAATTTTGAGTCCCTTAGTAGGTAGGAGTACCGAGGATCTGGCGCTCCAACCCCCTCAAACCCTTCGTGGATCTTGGCACTCTGCCAGTCCGGTTGGTATTCCTGCAGAAACCGCTTCAGCCGGTCAACGTGGTGGAACGTCGGATAGTCCTCTTTGAGCGAGTCCCTGATCCACCGTTCGTTGTGCTCAGGCTTATCGTACTGCGCCTCTCCTTGGCGGAGCCAGTTCGCCCATTTTTCTCGCATTTCTGGGTCTTTACTGAAGTCTACATGCCCGTACTTCGGTATGACAGCCTTGGTCATCACAGGCACGTCGGCGTCGCTGTACTTGTTCGCATAGGTGTTCGCGTAGTGGGGGTCCTCGGTAAAGAATTCGCCCTCCACCTTCTCAGGGTAGCGCCCCCCTCGGTACACCGGCCCGATGGTCGGAGGTCCCTTTTCCAGAATGTTGTGCGCCATACTCGGGTCCCGGAGGTAGTACGAGATTTGGCTGAAGCCCGTAGGTCCCGCGTAGTCGTCATCTTCGTGCAGCTTGAGGACGTTCCAGTCCTTCCCTTTCTCCTTCAGGAAACGCACCACATTCTCACGGTTTTCCCAGTACGGATGTCCCAGCCGCTCCATGTCGTCCGAGAAGTCCAGCCCCTGCTCTTCTCCCCAGTCCAGGAGCTCCTGTCTGAGTGCGGGGTCGGCGCTAAAGTCCACCACCCCCTCATCTGGTAGCTCGTACTTACCCATCACCGCTCCAGGCTGCGCCGACTCGAAGTAGTCCCCTCCGGTACTATGTCCGTTGGCGTACAAGTCGGCGTACTTGGGGTCTGCAGTATAGAATGTCCCTTCATCCAGGTGCTTGAGGTTCGTCGCCCCCCTGAACAGCGGCCCTATGGCTCCGGCACCCACGATGGCCCCACCAAGCTCTCGGGCCATCGGATGTTTTTCCGACCACTCACCCACAGAACGGAGTGCGTCGGCCACGGATCGGGGCATGTTCTCCGCAATGGTCCGGTTCACCTTCTCGGCCACTGCTCCCTGCGGCTGGTGCGTCAACTCCTGGACGTTGCGCCCGAAGTCCCGGTACACGTCGCTAAGTTCCTTGGGCCTCTCCTTCGGTGGAATCATGGCCGCCCTGAACGGTGCCACCGCTCCGGTCGCAGCACTGAGCCCGTACTCCCTCACTGCCTGTGCGTAGTCCTTAGCAGTCAGCGGCATAGAAGAGGCTCCCCCCTATCGCGCAGGGGTTGGTTGTCCACCGTCCGCAGATGGCGCAGCGGACCTCGTTACTCAGGCTCGTCAACATCAACGAATTCCCCCTCCTCTATCTGCTCCGGCGCAGGTGCCTCTTCCTTGGCCCTGTTGAGCGGAGACTGCGGCACCATGGACCTGTATTCGATTACTTGGCCCATCGCCCCCGCTGTGAGCTCCTTCGGCGCCATCCGCATCAGTAACTTCAGGAAGTCCCCGTAGTTGTCCGGATGGTTGGCCCAGACCGCGAGGCGTGGGATGCCCCCTACGAGCTCAAATGTTTCGATGAACGCCTGCTCGATCTGGCGACGGCTGAACACGCGCTCTACCCCCGTACGGAGGTCCTTTCGGCGCTGCCGTTCGGTGAGCTGATTTTGGAGGGCTACGTTGATATCCGTAGTCATGGGAGCTAGCTCGCGTGGGTATACGATACCTGAAGCGTACCACAGTTGGAAGGGGAATGCAAGCGTGGTACCACCATGAAATGGGGGAGGTCGAAAAATCAATAGGAATGTGGCGTCTTCAGGGTACTGGGGTCCACACAGCCACCATCAGGTTCCAGGGACCAGGACCTCGGTTCGAATTTTGCTCCTGTGGCAGGAGAGATGTGTGGAGTGGTGGCCGGTTGTTGTCTCACGGGGGGGCTTCGTCTCGCCTCCTAACCGTCAGGCATGAAAAAGCCCCGCTAGGCGTCAGCCTAGCGGGGCGAGGGTCGCGCTGTGCGCTACTTAGAGCGCTTGGCCTTGCCCGCGACAGGGGCAGCTTCGGCCGTCGCGCTAGGCGCGAGGTAGCCGTTTTTAACGAACGCTTTAACGTACGAGCGCGGTGTGCCAGTACCGAGGTTAAGCCCTGCGAGCTTGGCAGCGGCGAGCGCGGCTTGCGCTGCCTCGGCGGTTATGGGCTGGCCATTGGCAGCCGACGCAATTGCAGCGAGCGCACCGGCGCGGGTATTGGGCGCTCGGTAGTTGGCAGCGCGCCAAGCAGGTCCGCGGTGTTCGCCAGCTTGCAGGGTGGCAGCGGCCTCAAGGCCAAGCGCCGCGAGTTTAGTAGCAGCTTCGTTCAGGGCATAGGTTACAGTGGTCATAATAAACTTCCTTTAGTAACTGGCAGGAGCGGTGCCCCTGTACCAGAAACGCCATAGTACGGCATTGGTAGTACCATTGCAAGCACTTTGAACCAACATTACAAAATTGTAATGTTGGACAAAAACGCTTGCAACCGAGTGCAAGGTGTGGTAAACGCGCGGGCGCGCGCAGATACAGAGGTGCAAGTGTGACGTACCAGGAACGAGGTACCGAGCTGAGCGTGCTCAGTCCCTCGCTCTTGGACTCCGTCCGTCTTTCAGTCGGTCTTGAGAGCGAGGGACCGAGTGCCGGGAGCTTAGAATGACCACGTCTTTCAGTGCTCATAGACGAACCCCATCTTTCAGGGGGGCTTGGAACGCGGTTCCAGGCACTAGGGGCTTCACACTAGGCACTGCTCGTTCGCCCCCTAAAACGTGGCGCTGGGACAAAGTGTTACGCATTACGGGTTACGGCACCTCCAATACTCGCCTACAAAAACAGCATTATTAGTCTATAACCCCTTCTTTTACCTATTATTACTTCCATAATTTTAAATGGTAAGAACCGTAACACCGTAACACGAAGTGCCTGGAACCAAGCCCCCTGTGCTTCCCAGCCGTTACGGTCAACCGTAACAACGAACAACAACCGCAACATCATGCGTGCTTGGGACGCTGTTCTGCCAGCCATTCTGCGGGAGTAGCGTTCTCCCATTTGGCGAAGTTCCTAAGGCATCTTAGCTTCATAGTTGCCTTTCCATCACGAACTACCTTGGTCAACGCTCCACCCTTACCGAGCTCTCTACCTACAGCTTCATTACTGAGTTTGCGACCTGTCTGATCGGCGTAGGCCATGCGTATCTCGTCTACTGTCCATATATCCTTAGACTCAAACATATCGTCGCCAAGGAAGCGCATCAGAGGGGGCGCGGAGAGCCTCTCCATTTCTTCCCTCTGGGCTGTGCGCGGTCCGGGGGCATTGATGTCGAAGTTTTGCAGATCGCGGCAGGATAGGAACTCGCGGATGGTGTCGCGGCCCCCATCGCGGAGCCAGTCCATGTAGACCTTGGCCTCGGTATGAGACATGGGGGCCGTCCCCCCAAACACTGTGAAACGGCGCTCCTTGGACGACACTGGCACAATCCAGTCCTTGTTCGTGGCAATGAGCAGGCGACCGTAGTTCTTGACGGTGTACTTGGCTCCACCTTTGTGATTTATGGATATCTTGCTATCGCCGCTAAAGTTCTTGAGCGCCGACTCTAGGTCGCGGTCAAAGCCTCCGTGGATGACAGGGTCCGACCACCATGCGATGAGCAGATGTTCGAGTTCGGCGTTAAAGGACGACGACAGGCTGTCGCCAATCGGCCCACTATAACGACCAAACACTTCGTCCAGCGTTTCAAATAGACGGCTCTTGCCTGTGCCTCCCTCATCTCTAAGGATGACTATGTGCGGACCCCTCTCCGTGGGCTTCTGGGCGCAGTGGGCGAGGAAGTCGAGCATCCATTCCGCACCATCTTGGCACAGCCGCCGGACCAGATCACAGAAGGGCTTGACATCTGGGGGCTCTTCCGTTGCAAACGGCACGGACTCCCATGTCATCTCCGGTGCGGTGTTCAGCATCCTCCGCCCTTCCTCCCAGACATAGCGCTCCGGTTCCTGGCCCAGAGGGGCTGGCTTGAAGATGTAGCCATCCACGACGTTGCGCCCCTCAGGGGGCTGGAGAGCCCAGACATCATCCGGATGCAGGAACTTCTTCGCAGATATCTGCATTCGCTTCGAGGGTTCCATGATGCGGAATGCTGTGACCGTATACTTCTGCTTGGGGTTGGAGAGGGGAATATAGAAGCCGTGCATTATCACATAGTGCTCATTGAAGTAGTCCCACAGGGTTTGAAGTTCGGAGTCTATCCTCGCCACTTCCTCTACGCTTTCGCGCATGGCTATGGATATATCACCCCCTGCGACTAGCCAATCGTCCAGCTTTTGCTCTACCTTTTCCTGCCCCTCCGGGATGGCCCAACGGAGTACGACGACCTTGGCCCCTAGACCTTGGAACAGCTTCTTGAGGTCATACTCGAGATCTCTTGCACGTTCACCGGCTTGGCCTCTTCCGTTCCAATCTGTACATATATAGACCAGCCGTCTCGTATCGCCACTTCCAATGCAATTGATAGCGAGTAGCTCTTCCCGTACCTGAGCACAGATCTTGGTTCCTGGCACTCCTGCAACGAGCGTGGGAGTACCGTTCCCGCAGGTGGCCTTCTGAGCTGCAACTGCCTTGAGCTCTCCTTCGCAAACCAGAAGAGGGCAATCGGGGTTGTTGAAGAAGATACGTTGGGGATAGATAGGGGGCCAGTAGACATGGTTTTTCGATCCTTTCTTCTGCGTGTATTTCCCACGGAAGTTACCCCCTGATTGGTCAGGCTCTGAGACCCTCTGCTCTTCGCGGTTGCGCTGGCGAGCGTGTGTGGTTTGAAGACCGTCGACATTGAAGTAGGGTATGATGAAGTTGGCACCGAGCTCGTCGATGTTCAACTTCAGGCCGCACTTGATGGCTATCTGTTCTGTAATCCCGCTTGCGGCCATGCGAGACAGATACCATTCTATCGGTGTTCCTGGAAGTGAGTTACTATGGAACGCTGTATCAATTGGTATGTCCATTCTCTACACCACAGTCATGTTCTTGCGGGTTATGAATGCTCTGGCCAGATTGTACGCATGATCAACCAGCACGGAGTCGTGGGGTTCGGATATGGTACAGACACTAGGATTTGAGGCAAGGGCGTGAAGTGCTACGAGGGCGATTGTATCTAGTTCAGTTAGTTCTTCCATAGAAGGGATACCTCTGATTAGGGGTTGCATTCGGTAAAGGAATATGCTACACTAACCTCGTTAGTGGTTGCGTTCCTCTGCCCCAGCGAGTGTCGAGCTCCTGGGGCATTTTCGTACCGGCCTGCTAGTATAACACACGCGGGGCTATCATAAAAGCCCCACATTTGTTCCTCAGACGCAAACTGGCGTGGGCTGTACCCTTGGCCAGCCCACCTCCGAACGCGCCTATAGACGGTCTACAAGCGGCGGGTTGCGCTTCCGCTGGCCTTCCTCGTACCACCCGTACCAGATGACGGCGATAAACCCCCATGTGAGGGGGCAGCAGAGTAGGACAGCTGCGATCCAGCCTAGTGCTTCGAGCGGAGTCATTCGTAGTCCTCTGGTGAGTCGGGGTATGTCCAGTGGGTAGGATCAGCCTCTGCCACATCCCAGCAGTCCTGCTCCACATTCCACACACCCATGATGAACTCCCCCTCTATGTACGAGGCTTCGCGGGTGCCTGTGGGGGTGAACTCATCCTTCCACTCGGGGTGGAATACGCGGACATGAGACCCTAACTCGGGCCTCAGTGTGTCTGCTTTGACCCATTTACTCATGCTTGGTTCCTCTGGGCTTGGGCGTCGTAGCCCTTGAGCCACTCCATCCGCTGTTGGGTGGTAAGAAGGGTCTTAGGTGGCTCCCTATTCAGTCGATGCCGAGCGCTCCATACTCCATCTTCGTATGCTCGGCGCTTGGCCTTTTCGCTTTTCTGGTACTCGGTCATACTGCAATATCCTTTCGTGTGTTCTTCTCCGCATGAGCACGGAGTATCTGGCGGTTGAAGAAGCTCACCTTAGCGAGCTCCTCTTGGAATAGGGGGCAGTCCCCATGCTTTTCGTAGCACTCAACCAGGAGGTTGATGTGCTCGAGGTGGGTCTTGACGTTCAGCAGCTTACGGCGAGCCATCAGTGTTCTCCGTGCTTGGCGTCAAGTGCTGCGATCTTGGCAGCGGCGTCTTTGATCTGCTCTGCCATGACCGCGCACTTGGCGAATGTGTCCGTGCCCTGCATGAGCACAGTGATGGCGAGCATGGAGGTGGTGTGGTGCTTGACTATGTCAATCAGCTCCTGCTCGGCGGGTTTCCAGTTTACGTTGGTCATATTAGCCCATCCATTTGTGAGAGGCCAGCACGAGGCGGCCGAGTTTGAAGTGGCAGACCCAGATGTGGCTGCCGATACGGAAGTAGTGATGTGGATGCACATCGGCATCCTTGTGTACCATGAGTAACCTCATACTGTGAATCCTAGCGCGTACTTAGCGTCATCTGCCATGTGTTCCATTTTTACGAACAACTGGTTGAGTTGGGTTTGGAGGGCGGAGTCCATTGGCTCGTTATTCAACAGCCAGCGGGTGCCGTCGTGTTTCATGTTGCTGAGAATGTCACGGTCAAGCGAGGACATGGCAGTGCTGAGTGCCGCGACCTGCGCTTTGAGCTTACCGATCGTATTCATGTCGTGCTCCTTTAGTAGTCCAGCAGACACCGCGCCTGCTGGTACTACCAGTATAGCATCAACCAGCTTCGGGTGCAACCCCCTGAGGGGGCGAGAGGTCCTTGATCTGCTCCGCAATTGCGCGGACAGCTTCAACGATAGCAGGGGGATAAGTGTTGTGCTTCTCCCAGGAATTGGTCTTCTTAATGAGGCTGCGCCAAGCGATCTGCTTGGCGGCTTCGTAGTCTTCAGCAAGCATTTTCATCCCTCCATAAGGTGTCTTTCTTAATGTGGTCGTGGCGCTTGATGCAATCGTCCACATCGTAGTCCATGCAGGAGGGGTACTCCTGCCCTGTCTCAGTGTCCATGTTGCCCCCGTAGAGGCTGACCTGTATGGACTCTAGCCAGTTGACCACACGCTCTATCTGTTTACGAGTTGGTCGGCGCACAACCTGCTCCTCTGGTGATGGCTAAGCTGACTTTGAGCTCGGCATCTTTGTCCAAGCTCGGGCCGTTGAGCGTCCCATCTGGTGTGAGGAGGTTGGCCATGCCCCTTACTCGCTTAAACACATCACGCTGTAGCTTCAGCGCGTTGCGTATGGTCATGAGCTCACCTACTGTGAGCTCAACGGTTACTTTTCTGGTAAGATAGCTCATTAGTCCATCCTCGTACGTTTGACTAGCTTGCCATCTTCACCCACCACACAAACGACCGCATGGGGGTAGATGTAGATTATGTCTTTGTTGCCCTCAACGCGTTGGGCCTTCATGTAGGGGTAGAGGTCCGGGTCCTGCGGGTATTTGAACACCCCGTCCACTACCTCCCCCTGTGTGTCACCGGTCCAGCCACCGAAGAACTGGTAGTTCTCTACCATGTTCTCGGCAAGGGTGTCCTTGGGACCACGCATGAAGTCCAGGAGCAACCCGCACCCCTCTACGCACCCGCGGAGCACCTTCTCCATGCCGTGGCTCTTCACATAGTGACCTGTGGGGTCAGCCTGTAGCTCAATGCCGTGGAATATAGTCGTCATCTTAAGTCCCATGTCTAACCTCTTTAGTTGTCCAGCGGCCCTCTGCCAACTGGTGCTACCAGTATACCATCATACGGCTTCAGTTGCAAGCCTGACTCGACGCTACAGCCCACTACTATATACCTGCCGCAGCAATGATTATGTTGTTCCCGCACCTTCACTGGTGGTACTATGTATAGGTGGCCAGTGGGCCATCACCACTAACATGGAGAATGACATATGTTTAAGACAACTGCGGAGGTAATCACACAGGACTTTGCTCTGTGGGCTATCCCCAATAGAGATGCGGAGCCTGGAGCCCTTCCCTTTAAGTACGAGTTGTACGGGAGCAGCCCACGCTCACACTGGATGAACGGTGCCATCTTTATCAGCATGGCCACCGTCACCTGCACAGTGCCGGAGGGCTTTGACCTCATGACCAAGGCCTATGAAACTCTGGACCAGCGGCAGAAGGAAGCCAAGGAGCTTTACGACGATACAATGGAGAGCATAGCCGCAGACCGTAAGCGTCTGTACTTGCTTGACGCCCCTGCCGCACCTGAGCAGGGGGTAGATTTGGGGGACGGTGCTGAGTTGCTGCCCCCAGATGAGGAGGTCATAACCATTGACCTTTCACGCACACAGGGGGGTGAGCCCGATTGGGTAAACCAAGTCCTGGACAACACCACTAACGAGGAAGACTAACATGCCAGTAGAAATACTAGAAGAAGAGTACACGCCGGACAAGCCAGGAAGTGCTTTCACCCTGCAAGAGTGGATCGCTACGCCCCCTGAGGTGTTTGACGCCACGGAGGTCTACAACGCGGAGATTATGCCGCTGGTCAAGCAGGTGGAGGAACTGTGTCACAAGCACAGAGTGCCCTTCTACTTCAGGGCCACACTCCAGGCAGACCTTACTGGATGCCAAGCGCGGACCACCCTGTTCCTTGGGGGCTTGGAACGTGCTACTCCGGAGCTTCTGGCGGCAGCGCGGCTGGAAGAGTTCAGCATGGACTACATCGGCAGTATGCTCAGCCTACTCGGGGCCTGCAAGAAGAAATACTCCCGCCTGCAACAGGAAGACGAGGGGGTGGACAACAGAGAGTAATAAGGTAATTCTAACCAATCGGCCCCTTCGGGGGCCATAACTAAGGAGTACATGTGATGTACACGGTAAAGCGACTCCGCCAGAAGATCTCACCACTGGAGGACAAGGAGTTTACAGAAAAACTTATCCCCCTGCTGGCAGGCGCGGATTACGATCCGTACATGCGACAGTTCAGGGGCAAGCGATGTGTAATGATTACACCAAGGGAGGCCTGGACACTTGCGTATCCAACGGAGGAGCCTAACCTTCATGACCTCACTAACATCGGGCGTAGCCTTCAGGCCATGCTGTGGGAACGCAGCTACCTGAGGGGTAACCTCGTATTCACGAAAACACTACAGGAGATAGACGAAGATGGCTTCTAATCGTACCAATCAAATTATAGTCATAGTTTCGGTGTTAATCCTATTGGGGGTTGCTATCGTAGTCAATGCTCAGGACGAAACACCTGAGATTGACTACTGCAAATACCCTGACGGCGAGATAGTCATGGTTGGTGAGGGCTCCCCCTGCCCCAACGGGAGCTATCCTCTATGAGCTACAAGGACATGCTACCGGCGGAGGCAAACCGCCAACTCACCGAGGAAACAATCAAGGCATGGAGAGCCAAGCGCGTGGACCGACTAGCGAAGCAGCACGAGGCTGAGGTCCTCGAGAAGCAGGAGAAGGACATGAAGTCCTGGCTCATAGAGGTCTTCCGTATCCAGAAGTTCGAGGGTATGATGATTGATCAAAGGGTCACCGGTCTTTCAACGAAGGAGCTTTACATCGTAGAGGACAGGGGGGCTTACGTCAAGTACATCTACGACAATGAGGCTATAGACCTGCTTGAGTTCAGACCAGTGCAGAGTGCCATACGCGACCGCCAGGAAGCAAGCGAGGATGTTCCCGGCACGAGCTTGGTTGACACGTACGACCTCTTTGATAGGAAGGCATAGTATGGACAAAGCACTGACAAAGGAGCAAATAGACGCCATGACCTACGAGCAACTGCTCAGGAAGTGGCGCTTCGCCCCCCTCGGGGACCCCACGTTTCAGGCGGAGTTGGGGGAATACTACTCTACCCGCATGGAGGCTAAGCGAGCAGAGGTTGGCCCTGAGGAGCACACCCGCATCAGCAAGTTGATTGGGTGGGACAGATAATGGGTAAGCTCGGCAGGTTGTTCACGGTGTGCTTTCTAGTCTGTGCTCTTTTCACATGCTCGGCAGCAACCGCCACGCCCCCAGACCAGGAGGTTATCATGTTCTACCTGTGGGGCACGATTATATCACTAGCTCTACTAGCCATGAACTGGATAGCTAGGGGGTGAGCTGGAAAAAGTGATTGCATGGGAAGGTGGTTGGTGCTACCATATATAGGTGGCACAAGCCACGACCACTAACTTGGAGTACAGAGTATGTTTGGGATTAAGAAGAAGTTTGGCGGGGCGAAAGTTGCCGCCAAGAATATGGAGAACCGGGACCAGATGCAGGCGCTCGTGGGCGGATGTCTACTGGTTGCTGCTGCCGATGGCAGCATTACCTCGGAGGAATCCAACAAGCTTGAGACCCTACTCCGCGCCAATAAGAACCTGAGCGGGTTTGGACCTGAGCTCACGGAAACGCTGAACCGCTTTACTGAAAAGCTGCAAGCGAACTTCCGTGTTGGGGAGCTCGACATTATGCGGGAAATTGGCGACATTGCCAGTCAGCCCTCTAATGCCGAGGAAGTCTTTGTCAACATGCTGGCCATTGCCGAGGGCGACGACGGTGACATCAGCGACAAAGAAATGGCTGTACTCAAAAAGGTTGGGCTCAAGCTCAACCTGCGCCTGAAAGACTTTGGCATTGAAGGCTAAGGTCAAGAAGGTTGTGGGAGCCCTGCTCCTGCTGGTATTCGTATTTGCGGTGCTCAGCCGCCTCCTTTCTTGGGGGCAGTGTGAGTGGTACGGATACCAGACGGGCAGGGACGTTCGCTATGCAGCCTTCATGGGCTGCATGGTTCAATACGGAGACAATTGGATTCCACGCTCGGAAATCCGCACTGTCAACCAATAATAGCTAAGAGGGAAGAGTTCATGGCAGCACATCTAACAGCGGTACAGCGAAAGCGCATCAAGGCCAAAGCCGAGAAGGTTCAGGCCAAGATGTTTAAAGACTTGCTCAGGCATATCCCACACCACTGGGAGTTGCAGTGCATTCTGGCGCATGATGCGGGCGTCAGCCCACAGACCATATGGTCGTGGGAGTCGGGGCGTACGATTAGCCCCCGTATCAACACTATGGTCAAAGTTGCAACCGCTCTGGGTTACGACATTGCCCTCGTGCGTCCCACCAAACCCAACCTACGACTTGTTAAGAGGTAAGAGCTAATGACTAAGGAAACTGAGAGCAAGACTAGTGAATCCAAGGAACTCGTCAACTACGAGGAACTTCTCGGCAACATGGCGAAAGCCGCGACCACCTTGGAGCGCCCTTCGGGGAGCTCCATTGGCACCCGAGGGGGCATCCTGTCTTATAACGGGACTCCGTGTCCTAACAATAAGCTGGACGTTATCGTGGTTGCCAGCGTGTTCTCCAACACGTTGTACGAGGGAAAGTTTGACCCCAACAACCTATCTTCGCCGGTTTGTTTCGCCTACGGGGTGCAGGAACCTGGAGAAACCGCCGAGCAGGTCGAGTCTAAGATGGCACCGCACCCTGCATCTACGAAACCTCAAAGCCCCACCTGCTCAGCTTGCCCGAATAACAAGTGGGGTAGCGATCCAGATGGAGGTCGGGGCAAAGCCTGCAAGAATGGTCGTAGTCTGGCTATAATCCCAGCAGGTACTCCCGCCGCTGATATTGCGGGGGCTGAGCTTGCGATACTCCGCCCACCAGTGACCAGCATCAAGAACTGGCAGATGTATGTGCAGAAGTGCTCCACTCTGTACAACCGTCCCCCCTTGGCTATCATCACGCAGGTCGGCAGCGTACCGGATCAGAAGACCCAGTACAAGCTGACCTTCACGGACATTGGGGTGGTTGATAGCTCCATGTTCAAGGGCCTCATTGACAAGATACCTGCTGCTCTGGACGTGTGCCAGAAGGTGTACGAGGCTGGGGACAACAACGCTCCCGCAGCGGACAACGGCAAAGCGAAGAAGTTTTAACTTCCCTGTGGCGCTGGACTAAGGCTGGCGTCACCCTTCAGGGGGCAGGGTCCCGCAGACTGTGCCCCCCTCTTTTTAACTGGAGCTATCATGTATTCATTAGACTTTGAAACAGAAGCAATCATATTCGGCAACGCCATTCCCCCCAAGCCGGTCGGCTGCGCCATCCGTACCCATGATGGGGGTAAGAAGTACTTCGCCTTCGGCCACCCTACGCAGAACAACTGCACATGGGAGGAGTTCCACCGATACCTGACCATCATATGGGAGCAGGAGATGGTCGGCCACAACATCATAGGCTTTGACCTATGGGTGGCGGAGTACTGGTTTAAGATGCCACCACGCGACCCACTACTCACCCACGACACCCTGTTCCAATCCTACCTTATCGACCCCCACGCCCCGAGCCTAAAGCTGAAAGACCTAGCAAGCGACTGGCTTGGGATGTCCACCGACGCACAGCAGGAGCTCTACCAGTGGATTCTGGCCAACGTGCCGGAGTGCCGCACCATCAACCAGTGCGGAGCATTTATCTGCCGAGCTCCAGGTGACTTGGTGGGTCGTTACGCCATAGCTGACGTTGACATGGCTCAAACCCTGCACGACTACTGCTATCCCAAGCTAAGCGAGATGCTGCCCCCGTACGACAGGGAGCGGGTGCTGGCTCCCATACTTACCAAGATACAGCATGGGGGAATACGCATAGACGTACCAAGGTTGGAGGTGGATCACAAGACCTGCCTCAACAAGCTCCACCACTTGGACGAACTCATACGGGCGCATCTCAAGGCCCCTGACCTCAACCCTGGAAGTGATAAGGATCTGGTATGTGCGCTAAAAGACGCAGGTTACGAAGGTTTCTTGCTGACCCCAACCGGCCGACCCTCCGCGAACAAGGCCAGCCTAGAGGCCGTGCTGAGCAAGGACCCAGAGCTCCAGAGGATGCTGCGAAGCAGGGCTCTGTACAGCACCCTGACAGGCACGTTCATGGGGCCGTGGCTGAATTACGCCAAGATGAATGGTGGCACGATCAACCCGAGCTACAATCAAGTGAGGAACCCGGATGGGTACGGGACCCGGACGGGGAGGCTCTCATCGTCCAACCCAAATGGGCAGAATATCCCGGGACCCCAAGATGAGAAGGAGTACGAAGGTACCGACTACTTTGGTGATACGTACCCCCTCATGCGATCGTACTGCCTGCCAGACGAAGGGTGTGTCTGGTACAGTATAGACTTCAAGAGCCAAGAGCCACGTCTCACCGCCCACTTTGAGGATGGTGCGCTCATGCAGGCGTACATTGACGACCCAGAGCTTGACCCCTACATCTTCGTGATGAATACCGTGGGTGGGGACGTTACCCGCAAGGATGCCAAGGTAATTTTCCTTGGTCTGGTCTACGCGATGGGTGCGGCGGTCTTGGCAGGCAAGCTCGGCTGTAGTATGGAGAGGGCCAGTGCTCTGCGCAACGCCATCAGGCTGGCCATCCCCGACGTCGTACAGTTGGACAGGGACTGCAAGCGGCGGTTTGAGCTCGGGCTGCCTATCAAGACGTTAGGGGGGCGATTCTGCCATGTTGAGCCCCCTTCAAATGGACGTCAGTGGGCGTACAAGGCGCTGAACTTGCTGATACAGGGGTCTGCCGCCGACCAAACCAAGGAGGCCATGATCTACGCATACGAGGCGCTGTGCAACGAGCAGGCAATACGCGAAAGAAACGGTATTGACTTCCCTTGGAGGCTGCTTGGTTCGGTACATGACGAAATAAACCTCTGCGCCCCTGAAGGGGCAAGGGATTTAATAGAACACTTCATGCTGGAGGCTGTCAACGCCCTCCCGTGTGACGTTCCCATGCGTATCAGCTTTGGGGTCGGCAACAATTGGGCGGAGGCATCAAAATGAACGAAGCAACACTTAAGATATCGGAAGGTATGCAAGACCTTGCAGGGGCCTTGGACGATGTTATAGAGGAAATAGCGGGTGAGCGCGTTGCGTTCGCACTTATCATTTTCACAGAGGGTAGGGCGAGTTACATCAGCAGTGCCAAGCGCGAGGAGGTCAGGCAGCAGATGCTGGACTTGATCAAGTTTTGGGACGAGGGGATGCCGGACATACCGGCACACGAGTATAAGGGGTGAAGTATGGCTAAGAAGCAGGTATATCTAGGGGATGGGTTGTACGCGACAATAGAAAAGGACGCGTTCCACCCCCTCATACTAACGACTGGGCACCACGAGGTCCACATGGCGGATAACGTCGTGTATCTCGAGGCTCCAGTCCTCATAAGTCTAATAACAGCCATAGAGGAGGAATATCCTAAATGAAGAGAACACAGAGCTATTCAAGCTTGAGTCTCTACAAGAAGTGTCCCAAGGCGTGGGCCGACAGGTATGTCAACAAGAACAGGGGGCCTCAAAGCCCCGCTGCTTCTCGGGGCGACATACTTCACGCCAAGCTGGAGCAGTTCTTCCTAGGCAAGTCTGCCTACCCATCTGGGGACAAGGTACTGGCTCCGTGGCAGCGATTCATGGAGAACCTAACCATCTATCAGCCAAGTCCCGAGGCACAGTTCGCGGTTGATGAGGAGTGGCATCCCTGCACCTACGACTCCCCCACCGCCAGAATGAGGGGGAAGGCTGACCTCACCTATGTAGATGGGGACAGGCGTCACATACTAGACTGGAAGTCAGGGAGGGTGTACCCAGACCATGAGTCGCAAGGTCTTTCGTACGTTGCATTGGACCCAGTAGAGATGGTATACTACACTACCACCTTTGTCTATTTGGACATCCCTGTGCATGTAGTCCCCCGCAACTATGAGAATATCCATAAGCGCGTTGAGATCGGCAAGTTGAACACCCTGATAGACACTGTCAGCAATGACACCGTGTACGAGGCCACGCCGAGCTACGAATCGTGCAAATACTGTCACCTCTCATGGCGAGTAGGTGGGGAGTGTAAGAGGGCTGTGTGATGCGTATAGAGTCCAAGATAGAGAAGGACTACGTTAAGGAGATAGAGAAGTGGGCGCGCACTAACCATGTCGCCCTCGAAACTATTAAGATGAACCTCAAGGGCCGGAGGGGGTGGCCAGACAGGATGGTGCTTTGGGAGGGGGCCAACGTCTTCTTCATAGAGTTCAAACAACCGGACGAGTGTGCTCGCAGGTTACAGGAGTACATACACAAGATACTAAGAGCTATGGGATTTGAGGTAGAATTGCATGACAACACAGACGATGCTCTCGAAAGTACAAAAGCCAAGATACGAGCCACGGCCCTTGCAGATAAAGGCCATGATGTTGGGGGTCAGGGAGGCGGGGTTCCGCCTATTCCTTAAGCCTGGAAGGGGGAAGACTGCCGTAGCCCTGAAGGTCTACGACATACTTAAGAAAGGCGGCCATGTGGACTGTATGCTGGTCGTCGCCCCCCTCAGGGTGGTGGCGACCTCGTGGCCCCAAGAACTCAATAAGTGGGAGGACTTTGAGCACCTGACAGCAGCCCTCGTGCATGGGGGCAAGGACGCCCGTCGTGCCGCGCTGGAGTCGAACGTTGACGTATACCTGATGAACGCGGAGGGGCTGATAGGCACGGAGTTCAAGCCCATCGTAGTAGACCCAACCAAGAAACGAAAAACCTATAGACCCAACCCATACGGTGAAGCATGGTTCCAAGGCAAGAGAGTAATGTTAGTCATAGACGAGTCCACGCTTTTCAAGGACCCCAATGCCCTGAGGAGCCAGTCCCTGAAGACGTACCTGCACATGACGAATCGCCGGTGCGTCATGACTGGGACACCGAGACCTGGACGGCTTGAGAACCTGTTCTTCCAGTGCTACATCACGGACTTGGGGGCGGACCTCGGCAGGTTTATCACATACTTCCGCAACTCCTACATGAAGCCAGCACCCGACGGCTACGGGTACGAGGAGCTAGAGGGGGCTAACGAGCGTGTGGCTGAGAAGATAGCTCACTGTACCGTGGTGTCAGAGGGCGACGATGACATGCCCACGCTGGAGGTCCCAGTCTGGGTGCCGATGCCCCCTGAGGTCCGCGCCCTGTACCTAGAGCTGAAGAAGGACTTCATCATAGCCTTGGGGGACAGTACGGTCATGGCCCCCAACGCGGGAGTACTCTGGGGCAAGCTCCGCCAGTTTGCTCAGGGGGCGATATTCGACACCATCAACAACATTGATGAAAAGAACAGGAAGTGGCTCCCAGTACATGATGGTAAGCTGGACGCACTGGAGGGTATACTCAACGAGCTAGATGGGGAGCCAGCCTTCCTACTCTACGCCTACCGCCATGACTTCGAGCGTATCAACACTCGGCTAGGGTACGAAGTGCCGCGAGTGGGGGGCGGCATATCACTAACGCAGGGCCGAGCACATTGTCAAATGTTCAGTGCTGGACAGTACCCCCTGATGGTCGGGCACCCTGCGTCGGTGGCAAGGGGGATTGATGGTCTGCAGAACAACTGCCGGAACGTGATCTGGTTCGGTAATGACCCTAGCTGGGAAGCCACCTATCAAGCCAACCTGCGGATAGCGAGACATGGTTCTAAGGCGGAGAGCGTCACCATATACAGGATTATGCTGGACTGTAGTGTGGAGCGCAGCATACAAGAGGCCTGTACAGGAAAGGAGATGGCTGAACGTGACTTTCTCAACCTGCTACGGACTAACTTGAAGTCGGAATAAAAAGACCTCCCCTTATAACGAAACGGTATAAGGGTGATCGCAAATAGTGCTTGCCAGTGAAGCCTCCATTTGCTATAGTAACACCACGCCACAGAATTTGTGGTTCCATAAACCAACGAGGAAGTAGACATGACCTATGAAGCCGCACTGAATCAAGAAGCCGCTGGTGCCGAGACCCCTGACGCTCCCAAGGGAGGCAAGAAATCTCGTGCCAAGACTGAAGCTGTGCCCAAGTCATACCCGCAGTTCAACGAGGACGGCACCCCCCAACTGGACGGTGAAGGCAAACAAGTCTGGGGGCCGGAGAAATCCACCCACAAGGCCAAGAAAGCCAAGAAAGTGAAGGAAATTGAGTACCAAAAAGGCGAGGACGGCGAGTTCCTCTTGGACGAAAAGGGTGATAAAATCCCTGTGCCCAAGAAAGCCCGTGCACCCAAGCTGGACGCAGACGGAAACCCGATCCCGCGCCAAGTCAACGTCTTCCTGGGAACTCAGGTCATCACGCTTACCGACCAAGCGTTGAAGGTGTCCTACCGCCCTGACTCCAAGCGCGGCACCATCTTCGCCAGCATCAAGGACGGCATGACGGTTGACGAGTTCTACGCTGCGAATCAAGGCAAGGCGGTGTCCCACACCTTCCTGGTCTGGTATCTCAACGAAGCCAAGGTCATTGACATCGCTTGATCCCGGAACTCAACCTTCTGTTCTACGCCCCCGCTAGTCGGGGGCGATTTATTTATGGAGAACGATAATGCGAATATTACTCGCCTTCTACCCTATAGACGATATGGGGGGAATAATCAACCACAATGAACAACTCTGTGCAGGGCTCCAGGAGCTAGGGCACGAAGTGAACACTCTGTGCTTCGTACCACGCACGAATCACCCACGCAACGGGATAGCTGGAGGAAGGGGAGCCTTCTCCCCCTACACTGGCCTGGAGTTCGACCAGCGGAGGGGGTACTCGTGGCCCTCGGGCCGCATTGTCCCGTACCTTGGTGATGCCAACGTGAAGATAGCGCAGGAGATAATCCGCAAGTACGACCTTGTTATCTGGCAGATAGCAGTCCCGACCAAGCGCAAGGAGAACAGGGGGAACACCGACTGGGAGCTACTGTACCAGAGTGGGGTCCCCAACCTAGCGGTCATCCACGACGGTAACTTCCTGAACTCCTACCCTTGGCTGTGCGACGTGCAGGATTACCTAAGTGGACTGATATGCGTCCACCACTGCGCGTTCAACTCTGCCAAGAACATCACAGTACCGAGCAGCTTCATACCTAACCCTCAGGAGCCACTGAATCGCCCCCCTGATACGTCCATGGCTGCGTGGGGCGAGCGCCAGCCCGGAGTGCTGAGTGTGCAGACCTTCAAGGCGTGGAAGCACGTCCCGGAGTACGTCGCTGCTATTCCCCACATGAGCCACAGCATCGCCAAATTCTTGGCAGGGAAGGGCATTGACTACTACTACCTCACTAGCCAGGACAAATGCAAGTGGCCCGACATCTGGAAGTACGCGATACAGTCCGGGATGGTGTACCTAGACGTCATCACCAACGAAGTCAGGGACTCGGTACTACGGAATGTCACCTGCCTCTTGGACCCTAGCTGGAGCCTGAAATATTCCCAGATAGGGGGACACTTCAACAGGGTGTTGGTTGACGCTATCAAGTGTGGTACACTACCAGTGGTGCGGCCCTTGGGCATCTCGACCAATTTAGAAGGGTCGGGCGAGCTTTTTAAGGCAGGCGTGAACTGTGTGGCTATACCACAAGGGGTTACTCCTATGGAATACGGGAGACGGCTCTCCGAGGCTTGTACGCTTCCCTACCCGAAGTGGCGTGACCTCATGGGTAATGCGATAGAGCTCCTCCCCCTGTTTGACCGTAAGCGGGTGGCGGAGCAGGTAATGGAGTTAGCACAGGGAGACTGGCAGCAGATGGGGAAAACGACCCCAGAAGTAGAGAAGGCATCAGAGAACGCCCACTTCACATTTTTTGGAGCCACAGCATGATAAACAAGGTGAACTTAGAGAGACTGATTTATTGGATACGGGAGCGTGAAGTAATACGCGTCTACAAGGGTGCTGGGAAAAAGCCCCCTTGGACGCAGGACCCCATACTCGCCAACTACCACTTCTGCAACGTGTGTCGGGAGGATGACCGTGGCACTAGGGAGATACACTCGGTGCGGGAGGAGCTAGACCCAGACTATGACCAACTCCCCACATTCTACACGGCAGCGAGGCTTCTCAACAAGGCGTCCAGCCTGCGCATCTTCTGGAACATGGGCATTGAGCAGTTGCAGGACATGCGACTAAGGGGGGAGACAGTATTCCACACGGCCTATGTAGTCAGTACCTGCGGAGCCAGCATGGATAAGCTAGACTACGTGCAGAGAGTGGTGGACGACGTAGCTTTGATCCCCATCGGCAATGCTTCATGCCGTGAAGCCTTCACCTGTCTACGCAAGGTGGATGGTTTGGGGAGCTTCCTCGCGGGTCAGGTGGTAGCCGACCTCAAGTATACTCCGTACCTCAGACCCGACAAGGTGGGGGACTGGAGGTCATTTGCCGTGATGGGGCCAGGAAGCAAGAAGGGTATGGACTACCTGTTCAGCGGCGGCACCACGGAGAACAACTTCATGGACCGGCTGATGGCCCTGAGGTTCGAGTTGGGGGAGCAGATGTTGGACTTCCCCGCCATCCACAATCAGGACTTGCAGAACTGCCTGTGTGAGTTCAGCAAGTACATGCGACTACTACTAGGCGACAAAGGTCGCAGGAGGCCGTACCATGCTGTCAGTTGATGTGAAGAATGTAAACGACGCCTACGAGCTTCTGATGAAGAAGGTGTGGAGGGAGGGTATATCTACGCAGACCCGAAACGGTGAAGCTATGGCCCTTCCACACCCCCTGCTCGTACACTTCAGCCACCCAACTCAGCGGGTACTGTTTGACCCGCAGCGGGACGCCAATCCATTCTTCCACTTAGTGGAGGCGCTGTGGATGCTGGCAGGGCGCAACGACGTGGATTTCATCTCTGGCTTCAACAAAAACATGATGAACTACAGCGACGATGGTCTTACCTTCAACGCCGCCTATGGACATCGGTGGCGGCATCACTTCGGGTACGACCAAATAGACAGGGCGTGTCGCATACTAGCCAAGAACGCTGAGGACAGGCGCTGCGTTCTGGCCATGTGGGACGGGGCCAAGGACTTAGGGGGTGATGGTCTGGACTACCCCTGCAACACGACAATCATGTGTAGGGTGGAGAACGGAGCGCTGGACTTTACAATCACCAACCGTAGCAACGACTTGGTGTTTGGACTGTGCGGGGCGAACGCCGTACACATGACCATACTTCAGGAGTACATGGCCACGAGGATAGGGGTCAAGGTAGGTCAATGGTATCACCTGTCCAACAACCTCCATGTGTACGAGAGGCACTACCCCCTCATCCGCGGTATACTGGACGCTTACCCTATGAGGCCTCCCAAGTACCCCGCTCAGCAGCCGCTGGTCAGGGACTGGACAGCGTTTGACAGGGACTGCATCGCTATGTGCAACGGAACGTGGCAGGACTTTGAAGAACCCTTCTTCTGCTACACTGTGTCCCCTATGCTCAAGGCGTGGGAGCACTGGAAGACTAAGGACATAGTGAGAGCTATGAACCAAGCCACCATGATACTTTCAGACGATTGGAAACTGGCAGCAACTCAATGGCTACAACGGAGAATACCAAATGAAACTACTAGATAGGATAGCGGCAGCACGACAAGGGGGTGCGGTGACACGATATCACACCTCCCGTATGGTGATGCCAGAGACCGTGGGTCAGCATACGTTCAACATGGTTCATCTTGCCATGATACTAACAGAGGGGCAGATGAGTGTCCCCCTGTTTCAGGCCATGCTGAGCCACGACCTCGGGGAGTATATGACGGGGGACCTCCCCAGCCCCATGAAGAAGCGACTGCCGGTGGAGTTCAAGGACCACCTTGTGGAGGTTGAGGCCCAAGCCATTGAGGGCATACACCCGAACGCACCCATGGACCTCAAGCCCCACGAGGTCAACTTGCTCATGCTGTGCGACAACCTGGACGGGCTGCTCAAGTGCATGGATGAACTCACTATGGGGAACGGCTTCGCACTCACCTTTGGTAATCGGTACTACGACTACATAAAGGAGTTTATGAAGGACACTGGTGACCTCATGCACGAAGACGCTGTGTGGGAAATACTTGACAAATACAAAGAGATAAGGAGAGCTTATGAACCCCGATGGCTTTACACGCCGACTTATGACCATTGTGGATGATGATGTCCACGTACTCCACGCCAAGAACAGGGAGTACGGGCAATCCTGGAAGAAGCGCGGAGGTGTGGGGGCGTTCATGATGCTCGCCCGCAAGTGGGACAGGTTGGAGACTCAGTGCAAGGCCAAGGACTGGGACATCTTTGAGGTGTGCAACGGCAACGACGCCCTGATGGAGGATACCATGGACACCATCCGTGACCTGCGTCGCTACCTGCTCCTTGTTGAGGACCATGTGCTCAACGAGCTCGGGCCTCAGCCTCCACGGGAGTATGTGAATCCCGATTAGGGGGCTTGCATTGGAGTGTAAATGATGCTATACTACTGGTAGTACCATAACTAAAGGAGACTGGCATGTTCCAGTGGAAAGGGGAAGATGTTGATGGGGCGTTCCTGGCTATAGATGCAGCCTATGACGATCCTTATCATGCAGTAGAGGCTGTGTTCATAGCAGGGGAGCCAATGCCCCTGCCTGAGAAGGACAGGGTGCAGTTCATAACCGACAATCACCAATCGCTAGTCTGGTTGTGTGAAGAGGCCCATCTGCAATGGGTGGAGACCCAGCCCCCTCAGGGCTGGGACGCCCAGAAGCAGACGATACATTGATGAATACCATCATAACAGGAATTCAGGCCCTCCTCATAGGGGGCCTGATTTACGGGGTCACTGTCCTATGTAGCACAGACTACACATGGCACGAAGCCCCAAAACAGCCATCTGAGAAGCACTGGCCTTGCCCGTACCCTTGTATGGGCAAGCCCGTGTGAAGCCCTTGCAGGGCTCGTACGATGGGTAAAATGGGCTTCGCGGCCCCCAACACTAAAGCAGGTAACAGTATGAAATTAGAAGCAAGACTACAGGAAGATGTTATAGAGATAATAGCCAAAGTGCTGGAGCTAGAAAAGGAAAACGCCAAGCTCCAGGCTAGGTGCGACAGGCTCCAGGAAGAGATCAACTCCCTGGAAAACCCCCCACATCAACTGTGTGGTCACAGTGCGGGGAACTGCAAATGTTAGAGCGGAGCAGCGTTGAGAAGGGATACCAAGGATACATAGACTACGAGCGCCAGAAGTACCACATTGAGCGACACACCTACTGGAGAGACATGGCGGTCCGGCTAAACCAGGAGAACATAGACCTGAGGCTGGAGGCTATGGACAGGGAGCGTAGCGCCAAGCTCCACGCCATCTGGGTGACCGTGGGGGCGTCGTTGTTACTCATTGCGCTGTTTCTTCATGGATAATATAGAAGAACGGTCTAAACAGGCGCTCCTGAGACGCCTAGTGCAAAACCGGCAGGGCAGTACCCTTGCCGCAAACGTCCAGCACCCCCTTAGAAGACTAAGGTTCTGTACGAAATGCTCCTGGAGATGGCACTTGGCAGTCAACTTCAAGGACTGCCCGAACTGTAGTCAGAGCAAGGAGTAGGGGCGCAGAGATACGTTGTCCAGCCAGAGCGTGAAGTTGGCGAAGTTGTTGTTGGGGGTGAACGTCAGAGTGTTAGACGTCGCCCCCATAACGAAACTGGCCGATATGTGACCAGAGGCCGCTGCCGTCGGGGGGTTTAGCAGATGGGTGAACCCAGAACCATTGTCCGCTCCAGGCCCCGCCAAGACACGCAGAGTATCGGCGGGGTTCCACCCTATGACCTCCCAGTCAGCCTCAAGCAGGACATTAGCGCCTGAGGGGGCAGGGGTGATAAAGGGGTTCTGGAATACCCCCTGCGCTCCAGGCACTCCGGACTGGAACTTCAGCCGACCAGCCTCCCAGACTACAGTCCCGTTGATGTACACCGCCCACCCATTGACATTTACTGGAAAGTCACCATTGACTATGACGTTGGCCCCGTAGATGGGGCCTGACAGGGTCTTGATGTCGTACCCCACCTCCTCCCACGTGGAGTGCCCAAGGGCGACAGCTACTATCCGCTGTAGGTCAGGTATGTTCATAGACAGGTTGCCGGTAATCTGCCTCAGGTATTGAATCATGCGGTCAGGGAATGCACCGAGCCAGCCGTTGCTCAGGGCAAACTGCATGAAGGTATCGTTATAGGTGCCGGTGATGGGGATGCCAGCAAGCTCAGCCCACGCCTGTCTACGCCCTTCAGCACTCATTGCTTTAACTCCATATCATGGGATATAGTACCTTCACTAAGACCTTCGCACTCAATATACTGCATATCTGGAGTACACTCAGCCCTACAGGTAATCTGGCGGGGGGAAATTTCTTCCTTAGCAAAGGCGCAGCCAGCGAGTAGAAACATTAGGAGCACTACTCTCATATCGGGTTGCTCCCGTTGAAGTCGGCGCTCTTCCAGTAGTCGCTGAGTGCGACCCAATTCGCCCCCGCAAAGAAGGAGTTGGCCCAATAGAAGCCAGCCCTGAACTTAGCTGACGTACGACCTATTTGGATCTGTATAGCGTTGGGCATCGCACCAGCAGCACCCCCTCCGGCCATGTTGGTCGTGCTGCCGTTCTTGAACAGAGCGCAGTTCGTGTTGGGAGCTCCGTAGGTCGTGTGCATCATGTAGGTACGATCATCTACCCCTGAACCTATAGTGTCTGCGGTGTTGATCATATACAGACCACCACGAATGGCGTGGAAGGTGTAGTTGGTCAGACTAGCGTGGTCGTTCAAGATACGAAGATAGTCTCCACTAACCCCACCGACATGGAAGACTGGAGATGCTCCACTCAGGGCAGTAGTTCCGTAACCGAAACAGGCAGCGATACACAGATTTAGGTTCACAGCATCGTTGATAGTCGCGGTGTAGAAGTAGGCCGAAGTACCGACTCCTTGCATGTAGTACCCCTTCGCATCAAGCTGGAGGGTACAGATGGTGGAGTTGTTAGAGCTGACATGCTTACCATACCCAGACAGGTCACTTATAGACCGTATGGGCTGACCAGCAGCGGTGCAGGGAGTAGTCCGTGCTACGTCCTGATAGCAGCGGTGGAAGCCCTTACTGGTCAAGCCAATGCCGATCTCGTAGTACGCCCCCACCTGTCCAGCAGCGAACAGGCTGAGGGGGTTGAACACAGACGGCCATATCTTGTTCGTGCCAAGATACACGGCGTTGAGGGTCGTCGCCCCCAGAGCAACCTTGTTGAGCTTCGTAGCTCCTAGATATATGTCTGCCGCCATATCACACCACGAAGTACAGAGTGTTGGGGTCTTTAACCGCGAGACCAGTGTACTGAGCTTGGTTCAGTACCTGGAGCTTACTGGTAGTGACTGGAGCTCCGAAGTTAGTCCACATTCCGTGCCACTCTCCATTAGCCGCAATCCCGCCCCTCACTAGGTTATTGGTCAAGAAGTCTATGGGGTGGTTGGTGACAGCCCGTACCTCTACGCCAGCGTTTCCGTTGGCGGAGAACTGACCCTGAGCACCTCCAGGGTTCTTGACCTCCATAGCAGTGTATGATGCGGTGGCTGCCCCTAGAGCGTTGAATCCAGTACCATTGAAGACGCCAGCAATGCCGAAGTTTCCAGACACTGGGTCAAGGAAGCCCTTGAGGTTCTCAACCCACGAAGTAGTGGCAGAGTTCCAAGTAAGTAGTGAGTTGTTCACAGTACCCTGTGCCGAGACCACAGAGCTACCGTCAAGTAGCATCTTACCGCTGGCGAGATCGTAGGTGATGGTGTGGCGCAGAGCACCGCTGACTGGGTTGTAGCTCCGCAGGTACGCCTTGTCATCAGGGTTGGTGACCTCCAGCGCGAACCACTTGAAGGTGTTCGCCCAGACGGTATAGCCTGCTGTACCGGGAGCATAGGGGTTCATCACCATGTTGAGGGTAGGTGAAGGTCCTTTGATCTCAGCACTGTTCTGGATGGCAGGAGCCAAGGCACGGAGTACGCTGACCCACCCCGCGTTCTGGCGTCCGTAGGGGGTGCCGTCAATTGGAGCCTCTGTTATTCCTCCAGGCGTACCAATAGAAAAGTTAATCTTGCCGGGAGCCACGATAGCGGCTTGGCTAAGATTAGACAAGCTAACCGTAGACTTCTGGGCTATGATCTCAGCGACCAGCGTGGCATCTTGTAGAAACAGCGAGGCCTTATACTTCGTCCGGTCGTACTCCAGGAACGAGAGGGCATTCTCTACGCTAGTGTAGATAATCTGCCCAAAAGCCCAGATGAACGTACCGTAGAGGTAGTAGAGCCTGTGAACTACAGTGTCGCCATTGTTGGGGAGTATGCTGACCACCCCTGCTCCATTGGCGTCGTACTGCGTGACAGGGGCATTGAGTATCTGCGCCCCCAGAGTGTTCTGCCCCGCCAGTGTGCGGAACGGAAGGTTCTGTTGCTGTGCGATTTCCCACAGGTTGGGAGAGTCAATGACGTTGGCGCTGCCTCCAGGCATGAAGATGCTGCCAGCGGATATATCCAGCTGTAGAAGACTGACAGCGTTGCCCTGAACTAGACCACCGCTGATCAGGGTGTTGGTCAGCAGAGTAGCAGTGTCCGTCCCCCTGTAACCGTCGTCCCCGAATATGAACGGTTTGGTGACTACTCGGTTAGCAGTTCCGCCCATGTGCTCCACAGTACCAATGACGGCGGCTGATCGCAGGGGGGCGCCGATGACACGGCCAGAGTACTGGACTATATTGCCGTTAATGTCTGCAGCGATGGTAGTCGTGAAGCTGGTGTTCAGGAAGTTGAGCACAATGGTCTGCGCCAGCCACGATACCTCCACAGCATCCGTTGGGCTGGAGGAGTTAGGGGGTATGATCCACGCAGTCCCAGCAGGTACGTTGATGCTATTGGGAGTAGCGATGGTCAACGCGTCGTAAGTGCCATCGGCAGGGCGCTCCTGACCAGTGGTCCGCAACTGGAACGTTTCAGGGGGTACAGACGACCGTACCGCACTGAGTATGAGGAACACAGACCCATCATAGTAAGCGATGACGAAGTCATTGGCCAGGATCGCCCCCGCAGCGAGAGGTACACCGTCAGCGTCAACCAAGCTCTTCGGACCAAGACCGTTGTAGTTGACAGTCATTGGGCTAGTGTTGGCCCCAACCGCAAAGAACGAGATGAACGCACCGGCGACGTAGGCGGTAGAGCCTCCAGGGAGGGTGGCGACTATGTTGTCAATGCCGATTACGTTGATAAGCCGTGTGTGACGCCCATCCTGCACCTGCCCTAGCGAGGTATACTGATTACGGGAAGTAGCCTCACTGACGTTGGTGTGATGGAATCCCCCCATCGGCAGGTTGGCGATGGGCACCGTCTGACCGTCGAAGGCAAGGCTCTGGCTCAGCGCATTGCTGATGTCCGCTACGGTATCATTAGCCCACTCCGACTCAATAACGGTGCCTGGAGAGACAGGGTTACTGGGAGGGGGCGTGAACGTTCCACTACCATTTCTAGGCATTTCCTACTCCTAATCGCTCAGCTCTGTCTGCATGTAACCACGCAGAAGCCGAGACGTAATGTTCGCTGTGGTCTTGTTGTTCGCTGCCTTCTTCATGGCATACATCGCAGGGGCGACGCCAAGGTGACCCCCCATTGTCGGCACTCCAATCAGACCGTTGATTATCGCCATCCTGAGTATGTCCTTCTCCTCCTTACGGGTGGTGAACTTCGGCAGAAGCTCAGGAGCCATAGGGTACTGAGGTTCAGGTACGGAGGCGGTTGGGACTCTGGGTATATTCGCAGGCTTCTCAACCGCAGGGAGCTTGGCCAGTGTGTCGGTTAGGTAGTCCCGCGCACCCGTAGGGTCCAGAGCGTAGGGGTCGTCTATACGACTTAGCACCTTGTCTACGTCCATACCCTTTCCGGGCTTGACCTTGCCGACCTTGGCACCGAGTGCGTACTGATTACGCATTTTCACTATGCCTCGGTATGCTACATCGTCACCCACAGAGCGCCGCAGCAGGTCATCGAGGGTGTCGATGGTCAGTTGCAGTTGCTCTTTAGCTGTCCCCCGCGCATTGACCTTGGCAGCGTTGAGGTCGGCCCTGATAGTCCTGTACATACCTC